GGTATCATATTTTCTAATTCTGATAATGAATAATTGTGTTCTTGCATCAATAGGAAATTTGTTTTATACAAGTTCATCAAAGATTCATGAGAGAGAGTTATACGAAAAAATTTTCGTAACCGTCAATTACAAGATAATTGTCCTTCTTACATTCATTACAGTTAAAATTAATTGTATGATATAGTTGTGGCATAGTCTCAAAAAATCTTTTGATTTTGCCGAAATATTCAGGCGACAGGTTTTCGATCCATTCGATTCTTTCATCTGGTGGACTATCCTGAAAATTGATAGTTTCTTCAGCTGTGTAAAGTTTATCAATAGAGTTAGCTGTTACTGAATAGATATCAGTATCTTCCTCAGCTCTGGCTAATGATGCAACTTCTTCAACACTAGGATATTTCATCTCAATTACAAGCTCAGTATTCAACTCGATTCTATTCGTGTGCGTATCATCTTTTACAACTTCGATTTCATCGATATCCAAAAACACTTGCGTTGACCCTTCGCAATGTCCACATTTAGCTGAAAGTTCGATGATGTTACCAACCGATTGAGAACGAAGTGTTAGAAAAACTTTCTGCACCTCGAACATTGGTAGCTTTTCACCATCAACACGTCCGAATGAGCAATTAGTGATGACTTGTTGAGCGGCTCCCAACATATCGCTTTTATCACTAGACTCACTCGCCATTACGAGTATTTTTTCTTCCTTTACTAGGAAGGGTCTAAACTTATAATCTTTTCCCAACGAATCAATAGTCATTTTGAATGTTGGAACATCAATTTTTGGTAGTCCCATTATTTTTCACCTATTTAGAAACCAAGAGCATCAGTTAATGCGTCTAGATCTCCATCCTTGATAATATTTACAAATCTTTTGATATTTCCGAGTGGACTGTTGTCCAAAGTATCTGAAACCCAGTAACGGTATGTGAGTGTTACAGTCACACGAACTGGTGAGTCAGCAGTATTTTGAAGTGGGGTAAGGTTGATCAACCGTGGCCAACACTCTTTCAATGACCACTTAGCAGTTCTCTCATCGTTGCGGTCTAGAGTATAGATGTCAATCTCGCCAGTGTAATCGTCATAAAATCCCACTTCCTTAGATGTTACATCAGCAGTTGTTCCCATCCATGCTTCAAAGTATTCTCTAGCATTCCAATCTGTATTACAGAGAAAGGTGAGCGTCGCATTATCGCCGAAAAACTCTACACCATGTGCACGATATTCAGTCCAGTTACCAATCTTGGTTGGGGCGAATGTCGAGATGAGACCAGGAACTGCTGCTTCTTCACAGAGCAATGAAATTTCTCTGTTACTACCACGCCCAGATGCACTAGACATAACAACTTCAAACCTACTGGCTCTAGCTAGGTCTTTACTTCTGACGTTGGATAGAAAGTCGTTTAATTCAAATGTTGCTTTTGTCATTAGATCATTGCCCTTGAATCCTTGAAGACTTCATTCTTAGTTGCGCCTTGGAAGTTTTCGATTGGTAAGAAAATCGCAGCTTTCCAGTCTTCAGGATTTACTTTATAGAATTGTGTTACTACATTATTGAGGAGATATCTCTTCACACAAGGTCTGACTTCGTTACCGACCCTTTTCAACAATGACCAATTATATCTCATTTTTGTATCTGCGCTAATCGTTTTGCTGTTTGCAGTTTCCATTAGCTCTCCTAAAACTTTAGCTCTCAGAAGGTAAGGGAGATAATGAAGGTTCAGACCATAGAAACCACCAGCAGCTGGTTCGTATGGTAATACGAGTGGAAAGGTGTCATAATATGGAAGTTTATCTTTAGTTTTCGGGTCGTATCTGTATAGATACATGCTACCGATCTCAAAGGTTCCCACTTTTTCAAACACATCGTTGCGCATTGCTGCAGATGGCGAGTTAATATTACTTGCCAGCTGTTGAACTTGCCTTTGATACCACTGAAAACTTTTTCTCTGGTTATCAGAGTTTGCTCTAATTTGTTCAAACGGATTAGCCATACCCTATTTATACGAGATGCCTAATTCTTTCTCGGTCAGAATCTTAAATTCCCAGCCCTGATCAAGACAAAACTCTGTGGCACTCTGCCATTTAGCGATATTCGTGCCATACTGTTTAACTTCTTCAATGAATCGTTTCGTTTTACGTTTTGGTATCTTAGGTTCTTTTGTAAATCTCTCAGGCTTTATTTCTATGAGATATTTTTTGTTATTGAGTTTCATATAAAAGTCAGGGAAGTATCTGTGAATCTTGCCGTCCACTGGCGATCTGTAGGGTATGGCGAGCTCTTCAGAACCCCATTCTACGATGTTATCGTTTATATCACACCAATTCATAAACTTTAATTCGTATGAGCTGCGGTAAATGATGTTGTTCGCATTCCCACGATACTTATTAGGATTGCGAGGAATAAATCTACCTTGATGTAATTTTTTAGAATAAGGCATTATAAATAAGTAAAACAAAAACTATTTATAGAGAACACTATGGCGTTGATAGACACAATTACTGATTTCCTTACATCAGTTAAATCTACTACTGAAGTTTTAGGAAAAGGGCGCGGCAAAGCAGGGCGCAGTAATATTAACAACTTCAGATATCCGAATAATCTTAATACCAATGAACAACCACATAGTGTAAATTTTTTCATTAGTCAGTATGTTCCTACAGATGAACAAGGCTTGAAAGACATCGACGCGCAAAATACTGAGATTAATAAGGTGTTGGGTGCTCCATCAGCCAGAACTGGTAATGGGATTACTGCAGAAAATGCTGTTAATGTTAATGAAATTAATCAATTCGCTGCCACTTTTTCTGCTGGTTTGGCAGGTCTCCTAGCAGCAAGACAATTGAATACGGGAAATAAGGTTATCGACAGCGTTAAAGATGTCGCAGCCGCTGTCGGCAGTGCAGAGTTAGTAAACAAAAAAATATTAGAAAATGCTACATCAATTAAAACAGCTGCCGCGAAAAGAATAACAGATACTATTTCATTACATATTGCACAATCACCGCAAGCAAAATATTCAGCCGAATACGAAAATGAAAGTATTGGTGCATTGTTGGGAACACTTGCTACCACAGAAGGAGGTGGTGGTATCCTAGATTCACTGATGAAAAATGCTGCTGCTGGTAATGCACAAGAACTTATCGCAAGAGGTCTCGTAGACGCAGCTACACTCCCGAAAGAACTTGGTTTAGGTAATGCCAACTTCGGCGGCTTGGCAAGAGCTGCAAGTAAGAAAGTGCGGAACCCCTTTCAAGAGCAAATTTTCAAAACCATGAATTTTAGGTCTTTCGCATTTCAATATAAATTTGCTCCTAGAAATCAGAAAGAATTTGACAGCGTTATTAGTATCATCAACCTTTTCAAATTTCACATGCACCCTGAAAAAGCTAACGATGGTGCTTTCTTTATATTCCCTTCTACATTTGATATTGAATACAGATATAAAGGAGCGGAAAACGCATTCGTAAACAAGATTGCTACATCAGTTCTTACTGATATGACTGTAGATTATGGTAGTGAGGGAGTCTTTACAACATTCAGAGGCACAGAAGGTGCGCCTTCAGAAATCACGATGTCGCTTGTGTTTAGAGAAATCGCGCTGCTCACGAAGGGTCAAGATGGTCAACTTACAGATGGTAGCAGGAGTGGATTCTAATGTTCAAGCACTTTCCTAATCTCGGTTACATTGAAGGTAAACGCATCGTAACTGTTGCAGATATTTTTAGAAGAGTATCTATCGTTGAAGAAAATTTGAATAGTTATAATCTGGAATATTATACTATTCTTGATGGAGAACAACCTGAAGATGTAGCATATAAATTGTATGGCGATCCTGAATTACATTGGACTGTTTTGTTAGTAAATAATATTGTCGATCCTTACAATGATTGGTATCTAACTACTGAAATTCTCGATGAATTCGTAAAACAAAAATATGGTGCTGATTTCTTGGATACACATCACCACTGGATTTTACCTGAAAGACCAGAAATTTGTGTTGAGTATGATAGAACTAAACTAGCGAATGGTGAAATTATTCCTGTAACAAATAAAGAACATGAAGAAATTTTGAACGACGCAAGGCAAGAAATTAGAGTTGTGAACCCTAACCAAATTCAAGACTTTGTAAAAGAATATAGAAACAAGATTAGGTTATAATATGTCTTCTGAAGTAAATGTGTCAGCAGGCGATGTAATTATTGAAGACGCTTACATCATCTCTAACATTTCTGGATCAACTGATATCAAAAACTTCCTAATGGGGTTCGACATCTATCATGCAGTAGATGTCAACTCCATCACAGCTAAACTTTACATTTCTGACGCTGCTGGATTGATCACAGCTATTCCTATCAATGGACAAGAATTTGTAACGCTTAGTTTTAGAACTCCTAATATTGACACACCTTTCTACAGAACATTTGTAATTCATACAATCTCTAATCGCTCATTGGTGAAGGACAGAGAACAAAGATATACCCTCGAATGCATCAGTCTAGAAGGTTATCTTGATACATCTATACGATTGAATCAGAAATTTGTGGGTGCTACTGACGATCTGGCTGCCTTGATTTTTTCTAATATATCAGATGATAAGGTTGTTGATGAAGATGGTAAAGGTCTCGGGAAAAGTGTAATTGATATACCAGATAGACCATTTGAGTCAAACAACTTTGAATTCATTGCTAATTACTGGTCGCCATTCAAATGTTTGAACTTTTTGGCTTCCAGAAGTAAATCTGGGACTTCTTCTAAAACAAATGTGTTATTTTTTGAGAGAGCAGCGAGTTACTTTTTCGGTTCGTTGGAAACTCTGATCAAGAAGCAAAAAGAAATAAATTCAGTTTATGACGAGTATAATAAAATTGAAAGTCAAGAAACACCGATCTATGATGATTTACGAGATAAAACATATAGGTATCAATCTAAGTATCTGAACAGTCGATACCATACAATAAGATCGATGTCCTATCCGAGATATAAGAGTCTCATTCTGAATAATTTTTCAGGTTTTCATGGTAGCACTGTATTTTCTTATGATATGACAAATAAGTCTATCTTGACTATGAAGTATGATAATACACCAAAAGCAGAAATATCAGCAGCAACTGATAATAAGGTCATTGAAGAAAAATTCTCAGACTTTACTGTGATGGGCAAGTATAATACAATCGGTGATTCACATAGGTCAGATCCTCTAGCTAATGCGATGTTTACACCAATGGTCACTTCGCCGTTTGGATCATCATATAGTAGGGGCGTCCCCCAAATAAGAAATCAGCTTATCAGAAATTTCTCAATGGCAGAACTCAATAATAATTGCATTGAAATCGAAGTTCCTGGTAAATCTGATGTTGACCTCGGACTTTTGGTTAGACTTGTATTCCCAAAAACAGATGATAAGACTACTGAACCGAGAAGAGAAGATTTGGAAGACCCGTTTGTTTCTGGTCTTTATATGATTACTGCTATCAGGCATACTGTAACGAATGGTAAGCATGGCATGACATTGCGTTTGATGCGGGATAGTTTAGGAGAATAATATGTTATATGGTCAATTCAATTGGTGGATCGGCGTAGTTGAAGATCGCAATGACCCGATGAAGATCGGAAGATATCGTGTCAGGATTCAGGGATACCACACATCTGATAAATCCATCCTAAAGACGGAAGAATTGCCATGGGCGATGACTGTGCAACCAGTTGGCTCTGCAGCAATATCAGGTATCGGTGATAGCGGAACTGGTCTAGTAAATGGAACCACGGTAGTGGGATTCTTCAGTGACGGCGATATGGAACAGATTCCTATTATCATGGGTTCATTGGGTGGTATCGATACACTTCAACCTAATCCGTCAAGAGGCTTCTCAGATCCTGATGGTATATATCCATTACATGAAGAAGGTAAGGGTAGAAATGCTCTAGACGAGTCATCATTGTCTAGACTTGCTCGCGGTGGTGATGATGCAGAACAACATAAATCGCTTGGTCTTCGCCGCGCTAATAGATTGACAGGTATCCCGCTTGCACAACCTAGTGACTTCGAAGGTGTATTTGACGCGAAACCTAAAGTCGATAATAAGAGTGCGACTGAAGACGATGTTCCACGGTGGGATGAACCTCATCCACAAGGCGTAGAAAAATCTGTTTCAGAATATCCTTACAATAAAGTGCGCGAAACGGAGTGTGGTAATATCGAGGAGTTTGACGATACTCCTGGAGCAGAGCGTATTCATACATATCACTGTTCGGGTAGTTTCGATGAGATCCATCCAGATGGTAGTCACGTTCAAAAGATTGTCGGTGATGACTTCGAACTTGTGTATAAAGACAAAACACTTTATGTTGATGGCAATTTGAACATCAGCGTAAAGGGTGATGTGAATATGAAAGTAGATGGAAATAAAATCGAAGACATCGGTGGCGATGTTTATACAACCATTCGCGGCGGCAGATTTACTAAAGTTTCAGGCAACGATATTCTCGATGTAATTTCTGATCAGAAAACAACAGTTGAAGGAAGTCGTTATACATTGATCAACTGTGCATCAGCTGATCCAAGTATTACATTGCCGATCGTAGGTAGTGTTCCAGCTGGTCAGGATTCATTGGTCGTGAAAGGTTCTAGTATCAATCAGATCGGTGGTCGTAAAAACGAGCAGATTGGTAATACATACGCCATGTCAGCCATGGCTGGTATCAAATACTTCAGTAACCTTGGGTCTATGGAGATTATGACTCTCAAGGACATCAATATTGCTACAGGTATTACAGGTGATATCAGTTTCTCAGCTGGTAATCTTTACATGGGCATTTCAACTGATATTGAATTTGACTCAACAACCTTCTTATTGGAAACTTCCAGCACATCTAAAATTGATGCTGGTGGTAAAGCCACTCTCGAGGGTGCTGGTGTTGACGTCAAAGGTGGTTCTGGTGAAGTCGATGTTACTACATCAGGCGTAGTTGATATCAATGGTAGCACAATCAATCTGAACTAGGGAGCGTAAAATGAGTTGTGGACCAGACCAAAAACAATTGAAAGCTGTTAATGCTGTAAATACATCAGTTGAAAGAACAAGTGATGCTATCAACAATCTTCCTAAAAAAGTTGCTGGTATCCCAGGATATGCATCTGTTCAACTAGCTGTGCAAATCAACGAGGATCTAAAAAACCTAAAAGAATTGATAGACGATCCTTTTGCTGTAGCAGAAGCACTTATTCCTTCTTTGCCAGAAGAATTTTTGCAATATATCGCTCTTGGTAATTCTCTGGCTGGTGATTCGATAGAGTTTTTGGACTTCGTGAATAAATTAGATCAAAAATATGGTGACTTCGATTACGGAGACCCTGAAGATATCTTGCAAGCAATCAACGATATTGGTGGTGATATTACCAGATTATGCGAAGTTGTTCCTAATGTTCAAAAGCGTAAGGGTGAATTCATAAAAAAGGGTGCAGCTGTTTCTGGTAAAACTGATCAGATTGCCAATCCAGTAAAACAAACTAAACTTCCTTCAATTGAATTGGCAAAAGAATATATTGATGGATTCAAGAAGGATGAAGTCGCTAATAATAGTGAGTTAGATGCAGCAAAAGAACAACAAACGAGGTTCACTGCTCAGCAGTAGTATAAATAAGGTATGTCCAGTAAAAGAAAAAGACCAGTAAGAACTTATACCGATATTGACATGGAGTTCAAAGTGAACCCTGTGACTAAAGATATCGGTAAAAAGGTCGATGTCAATTCTGTAAAACAGGCACTTAGAAACCTATTTTTCTATCAACGCGGTGATAAGAAGTTCGATCCTAACTTTGGGTCTTCAATCAGAGACTTATTGTTTGAACCGATTGATAATGTGACTGCCAGTATTATGGAAAAAGAAATTGAAGTCATGGTAGAAAACTATGAGCCAAGAGTTAGAATCGATAATGTTTTCGTATTGGCTTCACCAGATACCAATGATTACGAAGTGAGAGTAGATTTTCACGTTGTTGGAAACAGAGAGCCGCAAGTATATACGACACTCCTAGAGAGGTTGAGATAATGCCGAGTATTGCTAATGCTCCTGGAACTGTTGTTGATGCAGCTGGCACTGGCACTATTACGCCTGCCAATACAACTGTGAAAGCAGGCGGTGCTAATGTATTGACTATTGGTGATGTAGTATCGGCACATAGTTCGGGTTCAAACACACATTCAGCCACTACGGTTTCTACAGGTTCAGGAACTGTAAAAATCGGCGGTAAAGGAGTCGCATATAGTGGTTCAACAGCTGGTTGCGGTGGATCAGTAACAACAACATTTACAGCATCAGTCCAAGTTGGCGGCTAATAAATAAAAACAAAAAGAGCTAAAAATGGCACAAAGAAAACTAACTGAGCTAGATTTTGACGGTATCAAAAGCAACCTCAAAACTTATCTAGAATCTCAATCACAATATTCTGATTATAATTTCGAGGCATCAGGACTGGCTGTCTTGATTGACTTGCTCGCGTATAATACACAATATAATGCTTATTTGGCTCACATGACTGCCAACGAAGCATTTTTGGACTCTGCCGTAAAGCGTAACTCAGTCGCATCTATCGCGAAAACGATGGGCTATACTGCTAGATCAGCAAGAGCTTCTAGAGCTAAAATCGATCTTATGATTACGCCACCATCTTCATATACTTCAGGCTCGTTTACGCTGTCAAAAAGAAAAGCATTTACAACATCGTTGAATGGTAAGAGTTACAAGTTTTTCCCTATCAAAGATTACACCGTCAATAAGGCAACAGTTGATGGTGTTGATAAATTTTCGTTTACTGATGTAGAAATTGCCGAGGGCTCATTCGTTGATAATTCTCAAATCATCAAAACTGGTGAGGAACAGGGTCCAGTTGTGATGGCTAACCCAGATGTTGACACAACAACAGTTGCTTGCACTGTTCAAGATAGCATTACTGATACGGATACAACTACATTTACGTTCTCAGATAATATTTTGAATGTGACTGCTACATCTAATGTATTTTACATTGAGGAAGCTGTCAATGGTAATTATGAAGTTCGTTTTGGCGATGGTATTCTAGGTAAAACACTCACTGCTGGTAACATCGTTAGATTGACTTATATTGCTTGTCAAGGTGCTGCAGCAAATGGTGCTAACACATTCACAGCCCCTTCTAATTTAACTGGTTCAGGTGAAACGGTTATGTTGACTGTGACACAAGCATCAGCTGGTGGTGCAGCACAAGAATCAGTTGACAGTATTCGTTTCAACGCACCAAGGTTCAATGCTACTAAAAACAGAGCTGTTACAGCTAATGACTATCAGTCACTAATTTTGACATCCAATGCTAATATCAAATCTGTTGCTGTTTGGGGTGGCGAAGATAACGATCCACCAATTTATGGTAAAGTTTTTGTGTCACTACAAGCTAAACCAGGAACAGTCATCACACAAGATGATAAAGTCACTATCAAGAGAGAAACTATTGAGCCGAGACAGCCAGTTTCGATTACAACCGATTTCGTAGATCCTGAATTCACATATATCGGTATCAATGCCAATGTTTCATACGATTCTAAAGTAACTTCTCTCACTGAAGGTGCTTTGAAGGATCTTGTTACAACCGAAGTAAATTCATATTTCGATAACGAACTTAATGCTCTGGACAAAAACTTTTATTATTCAGTTCTCGCAAATAGAATTGTAAATCTTTCATCATCATTCATCGCTGTAAACCTTGAGCTTAGATTATCAAAGAGGGTAAAACCTACTTTGAATACTTCAACAAAATATCTTTTGCCATTCAATAACAAGATAAATCCGCGTTCAGTAAATTCTAATTACTTCAAGGCTGTTATCAATAAAGCCACCTATACTGTATATTTGACAGATATACCTGAAGATACTGTAGTTTCACCT